ATAATATCACTAACGCTAAAGCTAAAGTCATAGGGTTATCATAAGCTCTATTAATCCACTCGAATCCGTTATCATATCTGTAAGCTTCTAAACTTTCTACAAACTCTGTATCGTCTTGCTCTTTAACTTCTTTTGCTAGCCTAGATAGTGTGGATAGGCTTAGTCCTGTAGTTTCAGCTATCTCTTTTCTGGCTACTCCTGCGATAATTAAAACTCTAGCGGACTCTCTTGCTTCTGGAGTTATTACTGCTCTCTTCTTAACTGTCTTAGTGATTTTGTTTACTACTTTTTTCTTTTGTACCATTTTTCTTCTCCTTGTATTGTGATTTTGGTATATTTTCTGATTAGTTCTTTCAGATCTGTTCTGAACTCGCTAATTAATATCTTAGCATCTTTTCCAGTTATTTTACTGATTTTTACTAAATGATCTTTGCAACAAGAAACTAAAATAGAGTATCCATACTCTACAGCCTTTGCACTTAATCCATATTCGTACCTGAAATCAAAGACTTGAATTAAAGATTTAAACATGCGATCTAAAGAATAGAGAACTAACTCTATATTCTCTGCTTGCATTTTCCATTTAATTCTAGGTCTTGCCATTGCTTCTTAGACTTTCCAGTATGGAGGATAGTTCATCTAGTGCTTCTTGATTACTTGTAGGCACTTGCAGTCCACACAACAATAATAACATTCTTAGTATAGCTCTCTGGGTTTCTGCTAAACTTTCTAACTTTTCCTCTAAATCTCTATTCACGACTTCAATCCTACCACAAACTGTACTGCTGTGTTTAGTGTTTCTAGATCTCCACTGTTATGAATAGTATAGTCTATTAAACTTCTTCTCTGTACCCACTCGATCTCAGAAACGTGTACTCCTTCTGGCTTAGTTCCCCAAACAATTAAATCATTTAACCATTGAGGATCGTTTCTAGATACTCTTACTAAAGTCACCCCTGCTTTATATAGAGCTTCCATCTCGTTCACAAATCTCACATCTGTAATAACTACATTATCTTGATCTTTAATTCTTGCAAGTAAAGACTCCACCCATATACTTTCGTGGTAATGCTGTCTGACTACTTCTGTGGCAAAGAACTGTAATTCTTTTCTAGGTATAATATCTATGCCGAGTCTGTCTGACCAGTATTGATCTTTTGTTTCTCTAAATACCCTAGACTCTTCAGTATCACCCTCAAGTAATGCTCTATCCCATCCATAGATGGCTGATAAAGTATCTTTTAATGGCTCTGCAAAAGAGTGTTTAGTATACCCTAGAGTCTTCTCTAGTATATCCCCTACAGTATTTTTGCCACTGCCTATTAATTCTATTAATTCTATTTTCATTATTTCTCCTAATCGTTTGATGTGGTTATTATGGATAAAACTGCTGATAAAATCCCCATAACAGCAACTATATAATTATCTTCTGGTGGCCTGCTCATGATACACAGAAATATAAAAGTTCCAGTGCAGCCTAAAAGAAAAGATTGCATCGCATCTAGTATGATTCTTTCTTGCTTTGTTGAGATTTTTTTAGTCATTTTGTATCTTTCTCTTATTCTCTGCATCTAACTCTAAAAGTGTTCTGTCTTTTTCCAGTAGGGATATAGCGTGCTCTATGGCCTTAGTGGCAGTTCTTGCTTCGGTTAGTGATGGTATTAACCTATACATAGCTTCATAACTGCTAGAAGCATCCAGTAATGCTTTAACAGTTAAGTCGTTTAGCTCTTCTCCTAAGTTTATTAGTAAGTCTAATGCTTTATCGTGTTCTGGGTATAAATCTTCCATGTGTTTCTCCTTTTTAATTAATAGGGGCGAGTTCGCCCCTATTAAACTTCTATTACTTACTAGTTCCTACTGGGAAAGTTGGCATAGCTGATTGCAGCATAGTGACTGGTAATTGCCCATTCCACTTGCTCGCCCACTCCATCTCAACTTTAAGTCTTTCATACTCAACTAACTTAGGATTAGAAGCTAACGCTGCACCCTTAATAGCTAAGGATTTTGCATCTGATTCTGCCTGAATTAATCTTTGAGCTGATTCTTCTCTAATTCTTACTGTGTCGTTTTGAGCTTTCTCTGCTAGCTGTATAGCTGTTACTTTATCTTGTGCAGCCTGTTTAAAAGCTTCAGAGAAATCTACTTGTGTGATTTCTATGTTAGTTACGTTGATACCTTGTTTATTAAGTTTTTCGTTAACTGCTGCTTTAGAATCTGCCACAACTACAAGTCTATTAGAGTTAAGCTCTACTGCTCCCATAGCCCCTATCTTTTGTTTAAGAGTGGACTCTACTATCGGAGTTAATATAATATCAAACCAGTTAGATCCTACTTTTCTGTAGATATCTATAACTTTGCTAGCTTCTAGATTATAGTTAACAGTGATAACTACACTAGCTCCTTGCAAGTCTGAAGTTAAAGCATTTAAAGTTTGAGTGTATGAAGCTGTTTTTATATTAACTTCTTCAATACCTTCTATTACAGGTATTTTAAAATGAGTACCTTCTCCAAGTACATCTCCTACAATCTGTCCTGCTCTTTTTTTAACCCCTACATGACCTGTATCCACAAAGGTAACTGGACTAAATAGGAATAAACCTATTAGCACTATAATTCCAAGAACTCCTACAGATACTAGCCTGCCTAATTCTACTTCACCGTCTTTATTAAATATCATAAATCTCCTTTTAATATTTTAATCAGAACGTGTCTCCCATCTCTAGAAAACACACTCACTGGCCATAATAATAGCACATAAATTCTCTTTACGAGTAAATCTATCTTCTCTTTCCATTTATCTTCCATGTATAGAAAATCTCCTAGAGAAAGTATAGATAGGAAAATAATTCCTGATCCGTATAGTAATGTTAATATTTTTAGTAATTGCATCTGTTTCTCCTAAATAAAAAGTCTAATTGTCCTGTCCCTGCTGTCACCCTGACACCCTCCACGTGCCATCTACTAAGGTAATTAGTTGTAACGGGCCTACTGACTTCTTCTCTCCTTTGTACTGAACTGCTAATGTTTGAGTCCAACTACTAGGTCCTTTATTATACCCCATTCTGAGCTTACTCGTTGTGCCAACCATGATAGTATTTCTAAGTCTTCCCATGCGGTGGGTATGTGCGGTTACACTCGCACCATAGCAGACCTCAAAAACATTCAAACTCCCAGCAGATCCATTAGGTCCCATATCCCCATGCCCTCCGAATTGCCTACCACTTAGGATAAAGTCTTCGTCCCTGCTTAAAAATCTTACGTTATTAATCTTTTTACTCTGAAGTATGTTGAGGCAGTGTTTCTCTAAAGGGTTATGCCCATCTAGCATGTCTAGACTTAACTCAAGCCCAGCTCTATAATTTATAGGATCGTGGATAAAAGCACCTGATTTAAGATACCTGTCAAGCCATTCATCATGGTTAGATCTCACCACTAACACATTCTTAGCTAGCTTAGAGATTCCTACTAACTCTGAAGCTACTAAGCCTATATCATCATAGATTCTGCTTTTCTCAGGTTCTTTGGTATACTTATTTGCTCTATATATTAAATCTTTAGATTCATGGTGGTTAACTGCTGCCCCATCATACAGATCATGCAAGAATAGATAATCAGGCTTTAATAATTCACATACTTCCTTGCCCATAGCAAAAGCTTTAGGGCAGGTGTTTCCTATGTGCATGTCCCCAAATACTACCGCTTCTGCGTTTACTTGTGTTTTAGTTTTATCTGGACTATACTTAGTGCCTAAATCTATAAAACTTCCATCCCTATAGGCCTCTACGTGCCTGAAATGGAACTTATCTGCACTTTCTATCTCTACTACTATAGCTGCCATAGCGTGGTCTGTAGTAGCTATATACGCTGTACGTTCTGACATATACATCTCAGTATTATAATCTGGTTTAGTTATAGCTCCAGAAGTCATACATACTTTAGGATACTTATTGTTGCCTCCAGGAATAGACTCTAATATTAGTTTAGTTCCTGCTGAAATAAAAGATTTACTCTTACCTGCTATTCTCTTAAGACCTGTAAGTGGATTAATTTGTTTAGCGGAAGTTTTAATATTACATAAGAATAAATTATTGTTTAAATATGTTTCTGAAGGAACTATGTATTCCTGTAATCTTTTGTCTATGTGCCCTAAGCTAGACCAGTCAGAGTTTCTTTTAGCTGGATCTGCACAGGTTAATATTATTAATCTAGCCTTGTTTACTTCGCAATAATATTTAATAGATTCTAAAAAACCCTCGTGTGCCATGCAGCCCATAACTGCGGTTGTCACTACATAACGATTATATTGTTTTATTTCTTTGTTTATCTTTGTGGTATTTGTAGCTCTTAAAGCATCCTCTATAGCTACATCATGAAAATGGTCTGGATTAAGTTTTCTTACTTGGATATGTAAGTCATGTAAGTTTACAAATCTCTCCCTAAGCATAGCTCTAGTAACTCCTAATTCTTTTAGGGTTTCTAGTGTTGGTGCTTTATGGTGTTTTTTGTAGAACTTTAAATAAATTGAAATTATTTCATTCTTCGTCATGTACCAATTCTAGCATATCTTTGCTAAAAAAGAACGAAACTAGTTTTATGTGTTCAATAGTTAATTTTTTTAGAGCTGGTATCTCCAGTAAACTTAATAGACAGGATATTTCTGTGCCTATATTAGTAGCTGCAATATCGCCATCAGTAGAATTAAACTCTTGATAAGCCTTCTCTATGGACTTCTCATCCTTTGTTTTCTCCTCTTCTGGAGTTTTCACGGCAAACAAAACTTTAGTAACATCTTTTCCAAGACTGATATAGTTTACTGCCCCTGCTGAGTCTTTATATTTACTATATTGAGAGCCTTTATGTAGTATTTGAGGAGGTAGTAAATCCCAAAGTATAGGATCTAGTGATACATATTTAGCTTCAAACAAAGGAGGGTTCTCTGTAAGCTCCATGTGCTTATCGTATAACTCTTCGTATGTAAAATCATCAGTCTCTAGATATATCTCTTCAACCACATTACTCTCATCTTCCTCCATGCTAGGAGTGCCGTACAATATAGCCCTTAAAGGTTCTTTGGCTAGGCTCTTATCTACTGTGACTTCACCTACTACTTTACAGTGAAATGGGTATCTAAAAGAAGACACGTTAGCAATATCGAAGAATAACTCATCACCTAAATGCTTCCTTAGTTCCTCGTTTGCTGCATAGCTTATATCTGTGTACATCTGCTTTAATTATACCATTAAGTTGAGGAATTTCCGTACCTATCTCTTCGTTTTAAATCTCTTCTACTAGATTCTTTTCTTTGTGGTCTGCCATTTTCATATACCCTTGCCTGAGTCTTAATACCTCTGGTAGTAGTTAGCAAGAAGAGTGAACTAACCATAGAGTCTGAGATATCATTATGATGCCCTGGAGCATGGTCTATTCTGCCACTAGTCTCATCTTTCTGTAGGAATATCAGCTCACTAAAAAGATCTTCATTATCAGGTAAAATTACTCTACTTGCATATAGTTCACTCTTAAACATTTCGTAAGCTCCTGGCTCGAGCCTGGTACTAAATTCTTTTGTCTTAAATCCTAACCTATTAATTCTCTGCCTTGCTGCTTTAGATTGCCATTTGTCAAAGCTGAATAGTACTATGTTAAGCCCATAGTATTGTTTTAGCTTGACTATGAAATTAACTACCTCATCTATATCTACCTCAATACCCTTGCTAGATCTGATAGATATGGCAAACTCAACTATAAAAACTGGTCTCTCTTGCGATACTTTTTTACCTTCTTCATCTATTACTATTTCTATAGACTTGCCGAGTATTCTAGACATAGAAATACCACAAGCATCACCGCTAGTAGCTAAGTCTGTGGAGATTACCCTAGCTACATTTTTATCTGTGGGTAGATTCTCCTCTATTACTCTCGGCATACCTTCAGTACCAGTATTATAGTTATAGCCGTTAAGAAAATACTTAAAGCCCATCTCTGAATACTTAAACATAGCTTCCCTGATAGCTTCAGGTTTTCTAATGAATACATCAGTACAAGTACTAGATACCCCAACTATATCTCTTTGAGCCTTATCGAAGTTTCTAGTAAAGTCGTTTAACCAAGTAATTGGGACGTGCTCAATTCTTGCATTAGGAGGATATTGCTTAGTAGCTACCTCTTCTGGAGTTAAAATCTTTCCTGCATAATCTTTAGTAGATATAAGGATAGGGAAAGTTTCTTTGGAGTACTTCCATGAAGGCATAACATCCCATGCTCTTTGGTCAAATACTAACTGTGTAGGTTCTTTACCAAGTCTCTTTATATTATTTTTTATTTTGCTAGTATAATCTTTTTCGTGGTTTGCTGAGGATACTACATAAATACCTCCTATAGCGATAGTCTTCTTTTCTTGCGTAGCAAATCTGCTTTTACGTCTGTTTAAAGCTTCATGAATAAATCTTTCAGCTTGATCGTACATAGCATTATCTCCGCCTTCTACAGCTTTTTTAGACTTCTCTACTAAAAGCATGGTGTTGGCTTCCTCTACTGAGCAGGCAATTAAGTCAAATCCTAAAATATGCTCTAAGTCTGGCCTGAATACTGAGAAGGTTACGTTTATGTCTGTTAATTTTAATTCTGACTCTGTATCCTTATCATAATTAATCTTATATCTTTGAGTATATCTCATACCTAAAAACATACTTCTCACTGGGCTGTATACGTTATCTCTAGCGGTCTTAACCCTTGCAGCCGTACAACCTATTACTATAGGCTTATCTTTAAGTAGGTCAAACGCTAGGTGTGGATTTTCAAAGCAGGTAAGGCAATATAGTGCATAACATAAACATATATTAGTTCTAAGGGTCTTTGCGATACCAATAGCTCCAGTCAGTATTACTTCAGTAGGCTGGATTTCTCCCACCCAAACGTCAGGGCACATTATTTTTAAATCTTCTACTACTTGCGGCCAGTAAGTATTAGTACCTAGATACTCTGGATCTGTGATAAACTGCTCTATGGTTACAGGTAATCTTTTCATTAACCTTATAACTTTTATAAAGTTAGGGTTATCCCTATAGATAAGTTCATCTACAGCATTTTCTAGGACACGTCTAAGCCTAACAGGATCTTCACTAACCCCATCTGCCATAGCCTCTTCTAAGTGAGCTAAAGTTTCAGCTCTTATGAGATCTAGTTTATTCAATCAACTCACCTGCATTGTTTCTAAAACTTCTGCTAGTTCTATAAGTCCTTCTTGCACTCTTCTCTCAAACTCTTTTCTAGTTATCTTTAGCTCTGCTGCCATCTTAGTATCCGATAACCCTTCAGTATAATATCCAAACTTCCATTTCAATGGCTCTGCTAACTCTGCTGGTAATTCAGCTAGAGCTAAGTTAACAGCTTTTCGTCTGTCTAGTTCTTCCTCTGTTATTTCCTCTACAGACTCTAGAGTTTCTACTAGTGTAGTAGTGCTGCTATCCTTAGTGGATACAAACTCATCTAAAGAATCTATAGTAGTTAATCCTTCTTTGACTAAATCTAGCTTATCTTTATTTATCCCTAACCCTAACATTAGTTCTTGATCTGTTGGTGTTCTTTCTAGTTGCTTGCTTAAATTAGCATATAGCTTTTTAAACTTATTCATGGTATCTACCATGTGGTTAGGGATTCTGATAGATCTTGCTTTATCTGTTAAAGCTCTAGATATAACTTGTCTGATCCAGAAAGTTGAATATGTACTAAACTTATTATTCGTGGATAGATCGAACTTATCTAAAGACTTAATTAATCCTGTAGTTCCTTCTTGTATAAGATCTAAAAATGAAACTCCTTTGTTCACATGCCTTTTTGCTATAGATACTACTAAACGTAGATTATGTTTTATTAACTTATCTTTGCACTCTAGATCCCCTTGCTGGTATCTTCGCAAATAGTCATATTCAACTTCTTTGCTGAGTACCTTATATTTATTTAATTTTCCTAAAAATATTTTTATCTCTTCATCATTTACTTCATTCAACAATATTTACCCCTTGACTATGCTATCCACAGCCAGTACCTCTCCTTTTTTGCTCAAAGTCCAAACATCCGTTAACCCATCAACGCAGAAAACTACTTTGTTTATTAACTCGCCTTCTATATACTCAGCCCAAAACTCTGCGACCCCATCATCTGGATTTATAAGTTTCTCTTCTGCAAATACTTTAACAGATTTAGACTCACTTCTATATACTGCTCGACACCCCATTATCATGCCTGATATAATATACTCATCCCCGAAAGATGTTTTAGTCTGATCTACTATGTCATCTTTGGTTACAAAATATAACTCGTCTTTTAAGCTCACATTAATAGTATAGCACAGAAAATTAAATTTCGTTAATACTTATTAAATTTTTTCGATTATTTTAATAGAATCTACGTGAGAGTGCCCACCTTTTCTAGCTATGGATATAACATTTTCAGTTCTCTTAGCTAAAAGTTTATCAGCGTTTGCCATCTCTTTAGATATAAAATCGTCAGTTCCGTAGATATTAAATATATTTGCAAATTTAACACATCTTCTTCTGAAGAATAAATAAGACTTTATATAAAGTCTTAGAGTTTTAACTCCTATTCCTATAGGACTATTCAAACAATAAAATGTATTTAGTTCTATGCTTCTATCTTTACTCCCTAAGCAAAGAGTAATTAAAGTTCCTAAGCTATGCCCAGTAATATCTACTTCATACCCTTGAGTAACTAAGCTAAGAATCTCGTTTGTTATTTCTGCGTTAATCATTCCTGATACATAACGATTGTTTAAGTACCCCCAAATATCCGCAGCATAGTCTTTAATATGTAGAGGAAGCCACTTTAAATATATAGGTAAATTCTCTTTAACTACTTCAAAGTATCTCTCTGTCTGAGCATAATATACGTAGTCGTATTTTACTAAAATGCTAGATAAGTCTTCTAGCATATATTTAGGCTTATCATTTATACCCTGAATAATGACTAGAGCTTTCACACTCCAATTGTACTCTAGGATTCTATTTGAGGGATTTCTGCGTTCTTAATCTCGTGTACTCGGGATATTAATAAATCTATAGAAGAATCTAAAGCTGCTTTTTGTTTAGCTCCTGGATCGTCTATGTTATGAGCTTTATTCTTAACTGGATCTAATAATCTTAAATCGAAGCTCCACTTCATTTTGTCGTTAACTGTCTGTAATGCTAATTTTAAATAAGTTGCACCTTGCGATCCACCTTTATTAGTAATATAGTCTTCCATGGCTAGCTTCATTATCATGTCGTACTGATTGAAAGTATTATTGAGTGCAGCGAAAGCATCATAGCCTTCTAATTTGTGGGCATTAATCTTTCGTATAGACTCTAGCCAACCATTTATTATTTTAGGCGTAACCCCAAAGGCTAGTGCCATTTCATCATCCCTAAACCCTTTAAGAAATAGATCGTAAATATATGGGAATATAAAAGTTTCTAACTCTTCTCTCGTTAGTTTCTTATGATAATTTGCTAAAAGCTTTAACTGTTTTACTCTCTCTTCTGAGTAATCTAAAGCTGAGTCACTTGGGGTTGCTTCTTTCATTAACTCTCTTATATTTAAAGCTAAGGAGTTATCATCTGCCCTAGCTCTAGGAGCTTCAGCTATAGGATTTTCTTGGTCTAGTATTGGCTTAACTTCTTCAGGAGTTTTAGGGCCTGTGAGATCTATTCGTCTTTCACGCATCTTTAGTTAGTGTACTTGGTATATTGCTCAATAAAGTTCCTTTCATCTATAGTTATGCTGGTTAGACTTAGTATCCAAGTTAAGTAACTTAGTAACTCTCTTTCATTATGTCTCATTAACTCATCTATAACCTGCCCTTTAAACTTACCTTTGTTAAATACATAAGTGCCAAGTCCTTCTTGAAATGTAAACCAATCTCCCAATATAAACATTTCCCCAAATCCTATAACTTGTGCAGTTTCAGGAACATTTAATTCTTGGTACATCTCCTGCATCTTTTGGAATATCTGAAGGGTTGCGATCGCATCTACTTTAGCATCGTGGGCCCCCTCCATAATGCCTCCAGTGTATAAATTATACAGACTTTCTAGGTTACACCTGTTTAATTTTTTATGGATAGCGTAAGGATCTATAAGATTCTTATCTGATAAGGATAGCTCATAGTTACATTCTTTAAGTTGCCTAGACAGTATAGAGAAATCGAATGTAGCATTATACATAATTATATTCTTATATGCTTTTAGGATTTTGTTTATCTTAGGAGCTACTTCTGAAAAGCTAGGAGCATCTCTTAATTCTAATATACTTAAACCATGAATAGCTTCAGCATCAGGGGATATAGGTACTGTAGGTCTCACATAGGTGCAGTAGGTCTTACCATCGCTTGTAACCATTGCAATTTGCACTATCTGATCTCTTCCTAAATCAAGCCCAGTAGCTTCTATATCTATACACAGGTATTCGTTCTCTCTCATGCAATTAGTATAGCATTAGTCTAAGGATTTTATCTATGTGTCTAAAAGGAAATCTATTAGCTGTGTACATGGTTTCTTGCAGTTCTAAATCATCTACATAATAATGTGGTTTCTCGGAATCAAACTTAATTAATCCAGACTTTATAAGTCCAGATATTATTTTATCCAGTTGTTTGTGTAAATCTGCGTGAACTTCTCTATCTAAGATTATTAGATTGCCATTAAAACCATTCTCCCTATCAAAGTCTATATGGTGTATGTCGAATCTATTATCTGGGTAAAATCCGTGCTTAGTTTCAAACTCGTCAGCTAAGGCATAACGATCATCGTAATTACGCTTCCTACTTGCAGTCCATCTTTGGATGTATTTCGGGTAGAAAAGTCTTTTCTTCTTTTTCAAGCGTACTCAAATTGTATCTCCCAAGGTCAGCATGATAGGATTTGAACCTACGATGTCGGAGCCACAACCCGATGCCTTAGACCCCTAGGCGACATGCTGGCCTTGGGAGATATCTCTATTATACCACTAATAAAGAAATAAAAACAATGGTCGCGGAGAAGGGATTTGAACCCTTGACCTTTGGGTTATGAGCCCAACGAGCTACCAAACTGCTCCACTCCGCTAGTGATAATTATACTACGAAATCTACTTCTTAGTAATCAAATCTATAAATATTGTCAATAAAAGTATTCCTGCCCCTACAACATAAGGAATTAATACCTTATTAGCAAAAGCTAAATCAGTGTATAGATTTAGCCACAGAGAAGATACTAAGGTAGCTAATATTGTTATTACTAAGCCTACAGCACTTATTGACATGCTACACACTCCTCTGTGTTTATTTTAGCAGATAAAACAGAGTCAGAACGTAGATAATATAAAGTCTTAACTCCACTTTCCCAAGCTTCGTAATGTACTTGATGTAGATACATACCGTCTATTTCTCCATTTTCAGTTCTTCCAAAGAACAGATTTAAAGACTGTGCTTGACATATATGTTTCTGTCTTGCTGCTGCTTGTTTAATTATAAATCTTTGATCTAACTCATAAGCGGTTTTAAATAGTTTCTTTTCTTCCTCTGATAAGAAATCTAACTGTTGAACACTTCCTGCGTTTTTAATTATAGACTTCCAAACCTTAGCAGTGTTTTGCCCTTTCTCCTTAAGTAAGTTTTCTAAATATACATTCTTAACTAAGAAGCTTCCACTTAAAGTCTTTTGTAAGTATGCGTTTCCTGCTATAGGTTCTATACATGGGGTGCAGTTACCTGCAATTATGGATATATTGGCAGTAGGAGCTATTGCAGTTAAGTAACTATTCCTATTGCCTGGATTATCCTCACATTCACCTTTAGTCTTAGCAAGTTCTATAGATTTAGCTCTGGCTGCATTTTGAATCTTTTCTGAGATAATTTTAGCTAAGGCTACTGACTGAACTCCCTCGAAAGGAATCTTCTCTCGCATTAAATACCCATGCCACCCCATTAAACCTAATCCGATAGATCTTTCTTTAGAAGCTGAGTAAATAGCTCTTTTGTAGTCTCTAGGGTTTGCTGTTTTTAGAAATAGAGTAAGTACGTTATCTAATGCTTCTGTTGCTATGGCGGATACATATTCCAATTGATCTAGTGGGCATTGCTCTATGTTTATAGATCCTAAAATACACGTAGCCGTTCTGTCTGTATTAGTTGGTAAGAGTATTTCAGACTGCCCTGTATAGACTCCATTGAATATGGCTGTGTGGTTCTTGGGCTCATTAAAGCAGTAGGTTGGTTTGGTTATGCCCGTGGCTTCTATTTTCATAACTTCTACAAAATATTGCCCATTCTTTACAGTGTGTATATTTCTGTATTTAAGTCTTCTAGGGCTAAATCCTAACTCAGTCAACCTAACAAGCCCCATGGAGGTTATGTATAATATGTATAAAGGTTTAGTGTTTATGGTTTTACCTTTAAAAATTTTCTGTCCTCCTTCGTGTTGTTTAGATACTCTGCCTTTAACCCCTAAAGTCTGCAACATCAAAGAGACTCTGTGAATAAAGTCCTTATTTATACTGGCGTACATTAAGTAATCCGAATTTTTGTTTCTGCTTATGCAGGCATCGGCATCAAAAAGCCCAGCTAACCAATCTACCTTAGACTTAATAGAGTAATTTTCTGGTATAAAGAATTTTGGCATTAAGTCCTTTGTTAATAGCCAGTTGCTTCTACCCTCAGATTCCATCCTCGTGGGGGTTGCTCTCCTTAACGCTAACCCAGCAACACAAGCCTCCTTACCAGTGTTATCATATATGCCTACTTGGGGGTTGCCCTCTTTCATATATCCATCGCCAGTAAAAAACCCGTTGGTGTAGGCGTTGTCAAGAGTTTTATCAAACTCTACTACTGGGTAGTCACATTTTTGCAGTTTGTCCCCTACTTGTAAGTCTGTAGCCTCAACTATTTTTTTATGAATAGTATTCTGCCCTTTGGTCTTGGTGTACCCAGTCTGTACGAGAAACTTATGGTTGTCTGAACATTCTAAGTTAGTGCCGTCTGATAGAGTTATTTCATAAATTTCTTTATCCCCTGTATACTCTGGAGTTACTACTGACCACTCATGACCATTCCATACGTTAGTGGGCACTCCTACTAAATCCTTGATTGGTATATGTCCTTTATCGGTAAGAATTAAGGTGTGCCCAGGTGTGCAGCAAAGGTTGGATTGTTTAATGAACAGCCCCTTATCCCTGTGAGTAGGTAGTATCTCCCTATTGGCAGTATCCTTATAAAATATGAACGGTTCGCCTGTTTCAATCCTACTCTTTAAAATTCCTTTCCACAATGTTCTAGCATCTATAGTCTTAACTACTTCTTTAGTATGAGGACAGATTATATTAAAAGACTCTTTCTTATTAACTGCTTGCATAAAATCATCAGTGATATTTACTCCGTGATGTATATTTAAACATTTTCTATTTTCATCTCCACCTGTAGGTTTTCTTATGTTAATATACTCTTCGCAATCTGGATGACTTATATCTAAATATATAGCTGCTGAAGCTCTCCTAGTAGATCCTTGCGATATAGCTAGTGTGTTAGAGTCTAAAACTTTCATGAAAGGGATAGTACCTGAAGATTTAAGAGTCTTCCTAATAGGTGCTCCATGTCCTCTAATATCTCCCATGTATACTCCTAGACCGCCTCCCCCAGCACCTAAATGAGCACACTCCTCTATAGTCTTATAAATATCTGTAATGGAATCCCCCATATAACTTAAAAAGCAGGAAACTAAATTTCCTCTGTCTGTAGCAGTATTTGTTAATACTGGGGTAGCTGGCATAAACCATAATTTAGAGATAACATCATATAGTTCTGTAGCTTTAGTCACTATATCTGGAGTTACTTCTACTTCTTCTTTATGAAACTGATCTGCTAAAGTAATACCTGCTGCTACCCTAGCAAAGAACTGCTGTGGCCCTTCTACTAGTTTTAAATCTGTAGACCTCAAAAAATATCTATCTCTTAAAGTTTCTAGCCCGAAATAGGTTAATAATTTACTTCTACTATGATCTAGAGGTATAGCTTCTTGTAAAGTTTTTACTTTCTGTATGTAGTTGGGGCTATCCCAAGAGTTACTATCTCCTACTTCTTCTATAGTCTGTGCAAGTAGTATATCTCTAGCTCCTTCTATATCACCTTTATCTAAAGCTGCTAATATGTCTTTTTTCATTTGTTTATTCCTCATCTTTACGAACGCTTGTGAGACGAAATCTGTGCTATGCTCGTCCTTGTTCATAATCTAATTCCTTATTTAGTTTTAGGATGGAATACTCCATCTTTATCTTTAAACCCCACTACTTCGCAATCTGCATGAGATATAAACTCCTCTTGTGTAGAAAACCAATCATAAAATTTATCGTCTGTGTCTAAGATAATTGGCTTTCCGTCTGGCCCTGTGAAGTAATCGTTATCCCATTCTTCCTGATCTATTTGACCGCAGTCATAAAGCCACCAACCTAACTCTTCACTTGCATTATCGCCAAAGGTTTGGTCTATTAAGGTATCACTTATTCTGCTTGTACTATCGAACATACTCATGTTAAGTAAGTCTATGCCCTGTGCGTATAATACATCTCTTATCTTTGCAGATTCTCGTGCGTGTTTAAGTACTAAATCAAATATTTGTCTTTTAGTTTTCATCTAGAAATCTCCCCAATTAGTGTCACCTTTACTATATTCTGTGGCCCTTGCCTCAAAAAAGTTAGCATGTTCTTTACCAGACATCATTAAATCCATCCACTCTAAGGGATTTTCCTTAACTCCGAAAATAGCTTTTAGCCCTAGATTTTTTAATCTGTAATCAGCTAAGTATCTAATATATTTTTTTAAATCTTCTGGGGTTAGCCCATCTACTGCCCCCATCTCAAAGCAAGTATCTATAAAGTTATCCTCTAGTCTTACAATCTCTTCACAAGCATCATAAATCTCTTTTTTAAAGTCAGGGTATCTTAGAAGCTTGTGTTCCTTAGCTACCTCTCTAAATAGATAGCAAACTCCGTCAGAGTGGAGGGCTTCGTCCTTGACTGACCACGTTACTATCTGTCCCACGCCTTTCATTAAGCCTCTTCTAGGGAAGTTCATTAAGACTGCGAAAGATGCAAATAGACTAACCCCCTCTATAAATCCTCCAAACACAGCTAAGTTTTTAGCAAGTTCTCTAGGAGTTGGGGATATATTAATTCTAGTTCCGTCTTTTAGAGAGTTTAGGTGCATTAAGTCAAACTTATCTCTCATTGCTTGATAGTTTTTGAAGGCTGCATACTCTGAGTCTGGTAATCCTAGAGTGTCATTTAGCTGACTGTACGCCCATTGGTGTAGAACTTCTGCATTAGCAAAAGTTGTAAGCATCATAGCTATCTCAGGTTTAGGGAAATTCTCCACTAAGGAGGTGTTGTAGTTGTTCATAACTTCAGCATCCCCAGTTGTAAAAAACCTCAGAATTTGAATTATTAAGTTTTTTTCTGATGCAGTTAACTTCTTATTAAAATCGTATACATCGTCTGTCATAGGTACTTCTGTAGGTAGCCAATGAGCTTTCTGTTGGTTAGTCATGTACTCGAAACATATCGGATACTCGAAAGGTTTAAATACCTCTCTCTTAGTTAATATTCCCATAAATTTATATTGATTCCCTTTCTGTCCTTAGTATAGCATCTGCCTTAGCTATATTTCTAGGATATTCTCTACCCCTCATAAATAATTTACTTTCTGTTTTGGTAGGCTTATAATATTTCTCTATGCTTGCTGTTGCTAATTCTATATCAAAATCTTTACAACTAAATATGTCTACTGTGATAAATCCGTTCTGGTCTGGGAATGTGTGTATGGCTATGTGGCTTTCCGCAATTAATACTACTCCACTAACACCCCATTCTTCCTCTACTTTGCCCTTATACTTAAAAACATAAGGAGGCATAATCTTAGTCATTCCTATCTCATCGGGTAACTTATCAAGTATATCAGCAGTAATCTCTACCGATCTTGTGGCTTGCTCATCGCAGCCGTAAAGTTCTAAAACTAAGTGTGGTCCAAACATCTGTAATAGTAATAGTACCTTAACTTTTCCGTTTTAAAAATTAAGATTTTATAATCTTAAGCTAGGAAATTAGAGAGGTCTTCAAAGTTGTCAAAGAAGACTTCGTTAAACTTATTATACGTGTCTGGATCTTCTCTTTTTTGCTGGTCTTGCTTCATAGCAGCAGTATGAAGGTAATCGTATAGATTTAGTAGTTCTGTTGCTGCTGTTATATTTTCTTCGTCACTCATAAAAATTCAGGCACGGACATAAAAGGAATAAATGGAAAAACAATGAAAACTGCCGTGCCTATAATCATTATATCATACTAGTAGACTTTTAGCCATAGCTCTTCATAGTTTTTTAAATAATTAAAAAACACATTATCTTTTCCGTCTTTATCGAACTTCTTCTGGTAGTTCTGTAGTTTAGTATAAACCCAGTCTTTACCTTTTTGATTAAAATGCTCGTGCAATCCTTCAAAAATTCCTACACCTACATAAAAGTTTCCTAATGTAGGTAGCTTAGTGCATATATTTCTGTCTTTTAGGTCACTCTCAGTATATATAGCTTTACTAAAAGGGGTGTTCTCATCCTTCAATAATTGAAAAGACACCTTGCCCATTTTAATTATGTTATCCTCACACTGATAATACCCTGTAACTTCGGCTAGGCTCTGTGGGAATATTTCAAGATTAGGAACTAAAAGACATCCCAGCTCAAAAGTCCAAGGTACTTGGTACTCATTTCTTACTCTTCTTATTAATTTTATAGCTGCTACAGTATCCTCTACAGCTTTAAAGAATCTTGGACTGTGCTCGTCTCTTATATCAGACTCTACAAAATATTTCATTGAGCAAGTATCTCTTTTATTTTTGGTTTAAAGTAATCTTTACCTTTGCTTACTTTGCCGTCTTCCCTGAACACTGGCTTACCGTCTTCTAATT